ATCATTAAAAAAATATGATTTTGCAGATGATATATATTCTTATATAATAAATAATATTCAAAATACTGGAGCTTCAGGTGCATCTATTGCGGCAATTGAACATGATTTATTATCTGTATTTCCAAAATTAGATCCCTCAGATATTATGAATGATGAAGTTGCTAAATTTATTAGCGATTGCATTTATAGTGAACAAAGTCAATTAAGTCCAGAAGTTCATGCACCAAATTTAGGTAGAGGAGTAGGGAAAGATCTACTTGTTCAAGATGCAGATCCTTGGGCTGGATTAATGCCAAGTAAATAAATTATTTAATTTACTAATATTTTCATATAGATAAGTAATATATAAATATTTATTTTTATAATAAAGTTTTTGGATTGGTATGGTTGAAAATATTTTTGAAAAATTTAAAGATAATATTGGTAATTTAGATCCAGTTGCTTGGGCTGAAAAGACATTAACAATTGATGGAAAACCACTTCGTATACATGGAAATGGTTATAAAGCATTTGCGGATATTTATCGTTATGTAGGAATTACTGCATTACAACCAAATTCTAAACCTATTTTATTAGTTAAAGGACGCCAAACATCTGGAACAATAACCGCCCTTTCATTAAGTTTATTTTTTTGTGCATCTGGCATTTTTGGAGTTGGAAATAAAGCACCAATGCGTGTTTTACATTGTTTTCCAACATTAGTGCATGTATTTACATATGCTAAAACTAAATTAAATCCAATGATATCATCTGCAACTTTATCTTCGGTTAAAGTTCGTGGAAAAATGAAATCTGTTATTGAAGAAAAATTAGACATTTCTACTCCAGCTAACGATTCTTTACAATATAAACAATTTCAAGGCGGTAATTTTTTAAGAGTTGAAAGTACAGGATTATCAAGTGATCGTTTACGTGGTGGTTCTGGTGATGCAATTTTTTTCGATGAAGTTCAGGATATTTCAGCTGAAGCGATATCTAATGCTGTTAAATTATTAACTACAGCTAGATATGGTAGAATAGGTGAAGGTGTACAACTTTTGTTTGGAACGCCTAAACAAAAAGGATCTGAATATTGGAAAATGTGGAATAATTCCAATAAACAATATTATCATTTAGGTTGTACAGATTGTAAAGAATTATTTCCACTTTATACACCAGGATCAGATGATTGGGAAAAAACTTGGCTTTATGGATTTACTGTTAAATGTCCTCATTGTGGATGTGAGCAAAATAAAAATGATGCAATTGAATTAGGTAAATGGGTACCATCTGGAGATCCTGACGCTCATTATATTGGTTTTCATATTAATCAATTATATTTACCAATGTTTAGTAAAGAATATATTATTTCTCAAAAACCTGAAAATCATCCATTTAATACTGAACGAGCATATCAAAATGAAGTTTTAGGAGAATTTTATTCAGGTGATTCTAGCCCAATTACATCTGAAGAAATTCATGAAAAATGTGCAGATTTAGGTCGTAAATTTCGATCATCAATTATGCCTATTGAAAATAAAAATGTATATGCTGGTTATGATTGGGGTAAAAAACGAGATGCAGAAGGATCTCAAGGGCAATCATATAGTTCAACAGTTTTATTAAGTGATAATGGGCAAGGTATATTAAATGTTGAATTTTTTACATTATTAAAACGCAATGATTTTGAAGAGAAAAAATCAATTGTTGATCAAATGTTTCGTCAATATTCAGTTAAATTAGCAGTAGGTGACGTAGGTTACGCCAATGATTTAACAGAAGTTTTGCAACGATCTCATGGTGATAAATTTATTGCCAGTCAAGCTTCAGGGCATGTAAACAATCATCAAAAATATATTGATGATTGTTTTCCAAAAACTATTATATTTGAAAAAGATTATTATATTGCTGAAATTTATGATTTATTAAAGCGTGGAATGATTCGATTTCCATATGGTGATTATGAAAAAATTACAATGTTAATTCAACATATTTGTAGTATGGAAATAAAAACTACATTAAATAGAGTTGGAGAAGCTCAACAGAAATATGTAAAAGGTCCAAGTCCTAATGATGCATTTATGGCTTTATTAAATGCTTATCTTGCATATAAATTTGATGTAACAAAAGGATTTAAAAATCAATTAGGTGGATTATTTAATCAAAATGATTCAAAAGGAATTTTAGCAGGACTGGCATATGCCCCACGAAAAGGATCTAAATAATATTATTTGAGATGATATATTAGTATAATAATATGAGTAAATCAGATGATTTTTTAAAAAAACGAGCAGGGCTTCCAGAAGTATCAGTTAATACATGGAAAAGTGTATCACATCAACGAAGAGAATTATTAGAGGCTGAAGCAGCCAATGGGTTATTTAAAAATTCAAATGGTTATAATGAAGATGGATTAAGTCGTGTAGGAAGTGTAGGTACAGTTAAAACTGCTCAATTATCAAGTTCAAATACAATATCTGGTGTAGGCGGTGCAAGTTGGCGTGGAGCAGGTGGGGTTGATCGGTTAACACCAGAAGTATATTCTCCATTATGGTTAAATTCTAATTTAAATTTACCAAGAGATAGAGCGACAGTTAATGCTTGGGCTAGATCATTTTTTGCATTAAATCCAATTGTAAGAAATGCAATATCCCTTCATTCAACATATCCAATTTCTAAATTAAGTATTAAATGTAAAGATGCAAAAAAACAACAATTTTTTGAAACAATGTGCGAAGAAATTGATTTAATGAATATTTGTACTCAAGTTGCACAAGAATATTGGACTTTAGGTGAAGCGTTTGTTTATGCAGAATTAGATGAACGTTTAGGCAAATGGAGTAGGTTATTAATTCAAAATCCTGATTATATGGTTGTACAAAGGTCTGTTGTTGCAGGAGAGCCAATTATTAGTTTACGACCAGATGAAAATTTACGAAGAATATGTACTAGTAATAAACCATCGGATATTCAACAAAAGCAACAATTAAATAGAAATATAATTGATGCAGTTAAACGTGGTCAAAATATACCATTAAGTAATTTTTATGTTTCACATTTAGCTAATAGAATTAGTCCATATGAAATTCGTGGAACCAGTTTAATTGTAAGTTGTTTTCGTAGTTTAATGCTTTTTGACCAAATTAAAGAATGTAAATATGCTCAAACAAGTGATATGATAAATCCAATGAGAATATTTAAAGTAGGTGGTGGTGTCTCTGCTTATCAGCCAACTCCAGCAGATATTGAACATTGGACGCGAGTTATTACAGAAGCTTCAGGAGATAAAAACTTTAAATTAGTTACGCATGACGGATTTTCTACAGAAACAGTTGGTGCTGGATCAGGTATTTATGATACTTCTAATGATATTACACAATTAATGAAAGAAATGTATATTGGTTTAATGGTACCAAATATAATAATGGATGGTGGTGGTGATATTAGTTATCAAAATGGTGGCGTTGCATTAGATGTATTGAAACAAAGATATTTTGGATTTAGAAATTATTTAACAAATTGGCTACGTAGAAAGATATTTGCACCAATTGCAAAAATTAATGGATTTTATGAATATGAGGGTGGAACGGATGGGGCAAAAAAGAATTTAATAATTCCAGATATTGATTGGAATCATATGTCTTTATTTGATACTGGAGATTATATTCAGCAATTAACTACTTTGGCTACAGCTCAACCACCAAGAGTATCAAATCATACATTATATAATTCTTTAGGTTTAGAATATGAAGATGAAGTTAGAAAAATGCGTAGGGAACAAATAGATTTAGCAATACAAGCTCGAGAAGTAGAAACATTAAATAGAATGCCTCTTGATGAAATTAGATCATTAAATGATGACTCAGAAATAAAAGAAATAATTGGAAGTAAATTACCAGGTGAAGAAGGTCAATCTAATGAAGGTCCATTACCAGGAACAGGTGGAAGTAGTCCATTTGGAGGCGGATCAGTTCCCCCACCGCCAGTTAGTCCATTTTCATCACCTTCTGCTCCAGCAGCAGGGCCAAGTCCAAAATAAATTTAAATAAATAACTATTTTTTCGGCATAAGATTGAACTTTATTAATTTTTGGAGAATGAATGTCGGAAAAAAAAGATTTACAAGTTTTAGCTCAAGAATTTGGTTTAAAACATAAACTTCGTGAAAAATTAACTCCCAGAGGTTTGCAAAGAGCTGTTACTGAAATGGGATCTTCAAAATATAAAGATCGCATGGAAACTTTGCGAGAAGCAGACTCAAATATGCGTGAAACTGCTATTTTATTTAAAGATTATTTAAAATCTGCAAAAAAAGCTTTTAAAGATAATAGATATTTAGATGTCGCCCATTGGTGTTCAATGGTTAATGATGGCATTAAATTAATGATGAAAGATGCTAAATCAGTTGTTGATTTACGAGATGCTGAAATCGCAGAATATTATACACGACATGAAGATGCAAATCCAGAACATAATTATTTTTCTGCTGATGATGGATTAGTTAGTACAGCTGGATTTTTAGATAAATTATTTGGAAATTCAATTGAAAAATTATATTGGAAAAAAGTTAGAGAGAGTAAATTAGCTGTTCAATCATTAATTTCAAGAACTGAAAAATTAGTTGCAATTACATATTCTTCATTGGATCGTATGGGTAATGCTCGCGCTCATGGAAATATTGGATCTTGGATTGAAGATTTACAAAGAATTGGTAAAGCTCAAAATGAATTTCAAGTGTTTGCCAAGGGCATATATGATAAACATTTAAAAGATTTAGCAGATATTGTAAGAGCAAATAAATCAAAAGTATCTGAACCTGCACCATCAATAAATGCTCCATCTACAATTCCAACTGCTGATAAAGCAGAAGAGGCAGAAGAATTAGTTGATAATGAACCATTTGCTTTAACTAATAAAAAAGAAGCTCCACAATTAGTTGAAGAACCTGTAAAAGATGAAAAAAAAGGTCCTGGTCGTCCAACATTGGGTGATCCAAGAAATAATAAAAAAGAATTTGATCAAATTCAAGGATTAAGTGATTTATTAACTGGAAAAACTAGTATTCCAACTCCAGAAATAAAAAATGCACCTGAAGAATTAAAACAAGAACTAACACCGGAAGTTTCTCCTGCTGCAACTGTTACTGAACCGGCTGTTACTGAACCAGCTGTTATTGAAAATAATGTAATTCCAGAGCCAGTAAAAAAAACTCCAGTTGTTAAACCTATTGAAACTCCAAAAGTTATTGAAGCACCAAAGGTAACAATTGATAAGCCAAAAGTTGTTACTCCTCCGCCATTACCTGCTTCAACACCAACTCCTGTAGCGGCTAAACCTACTACACCTCAAGCTCCAACTCAAACTACTGTTGAAACAGCTCCAAAAAGAGGTCGTGGTCGTCCAAAAAGTGAAAAAACATTAGAAAGAGAAAGATTAGAAAGAGAACAAGCAAATGCAGGCGTTTCTTCTACTCCTACTGCTATTCAATCAGTTCAACCATCAGTACAAGAAGATAATCCTTTTTCTTCTGCGCCTTCTGTGGCACCAAGTGTTCCAACTACAAAAGAAGAACCAGTTCATGTAGATATTAAAGGAAAAAATCCTGAAGCAACACCACCTATTCCTTTTGATAAAAAAATAATAGATGGAAAAGGCGAAAAAATAACTTTTGTAATGATTCCAAAAATAACACCTGATAATTTACCACAATTAAAA